TAATCCAACACTGCTTTGCCATCACAATGGTACGCAAAGGGAATAAGAAATTGGCTAAACCAGCGACCACAAAGGCCGTTAATCCACAACCCCGTCGACGCAACAACAACCGTCGGCGTGGCATGAGAGCGGATGCACCTTTAGCTAAGGCCTCGACTATCACGGGATTTGGACGTGGGACCAATGACGTCCATCTCACGGGTATGTCGAGAATCGCCCAAGCGGTTATCCCAGCTGGCACCGGCACGGACGGATACATCGTGGTTGACGAAACCATCGTCCCCGAGCTCTTGCCAAGACTGGGATTTGCTGCTAGAATCTTCCAGCGATACGCTGTTGAGACACTGGAGTTCGAAATTCAGCCAATGTGCCCCGCAAACACGGGCGGTGGTTACGTGGCTGGCTTCCTGCCTGATCCAACTGACAGCGACCACACCTTCGACGCAATTCAAGCGACTCGTGGTGCGGTCGTTGCCAAATGGTGGGAAAGCAGAACAATCCGACCCCAGTATGCCCGCGCACTCCTCTGGACCTCGGTCGGGAAGGAGCAGCGTTTGACATCCCCGGGCCGGTTGATACTCCTGTGTGTCGGCAACAACACTGACGTCGTCAACGTGTCAGTGCTATGTCGCTGGAGTGTGCGTCTCAGTGTTCCATCTCTCGAGACACCTGAAGATACATTCGCTCCAATCCTAACCTTGGGACCACTCTACAACGACTCCCTTGCAGCCAATGATTTCAAATCAATACTTCTTGGCTCTACCCAGCTTGACATCGCCCCTGAAGGAGCCGTCTATTCATTAGATCGGCCGCTGTCCATTGACTACAGTCTGGGCACTGGTGATGTCGACCGTGCCGTTTACTGGCATGTGAAGAAAGTTGCTGGCAATGTGGGAACACCTGCGGGGTGGTTCCATTGGGGGCTATGGGATAATTTCAACAAAACATTCACACAGGGCGTTGCCTACTATTCTGATGCGCAGCCTCGACAGATCCTGCTGCCAGTGGGCACGCTCTTCACCCGTGCTGACTCGGGAAACTAACCGGGTCATCCGGTTCCCTGGTGCGTATCGTTGATGACCAATTTGACAAATTGATTCAAGCACTAAGCTCCATTAATGCCGAAATTGCTACAAACAAAACAGAAATTGACAGAAACAAAAGCGACATTGAAGCTATCGCTAACAAATTAGACAACAAAGCACCCAAGGAGGGTACAATTGCTATTGTTGGTACCATTGACGGCGTACCTGGTACAGTTGACGGTGTTTACATCGCGGCTGTCTAGCGTGCTCGATATGGTGCCAGCTTCACCAGTTGCATCCAACGCCGAGGATTTCCCTCTTTGGGCTTGTTGGGTTACCGTTAGCTCCGCGTAGAGAGCACCACCGCCATGTGGTTAAATGGCCGCTGATCGCTAACTCTACTCGGCG